ACTTACCAAAAAATCCGTCTTGGCTTTGAAGTCACTATGTACTTCAAGAATAGCTAAAATGGAGAAGATGTTAGCTTTTGTAGGATTGTGCTTGTTAGCAGCACCTTTATTTGTACAAGCACATCCTAAGCTATTAGAAACTACTCCTGCCGCTGATTCGATTGTTGAGTCAGCAGCAGGGGTTTCCCTATCTTTCAATCAAGATGTGAGATTGCTCAAACTTTCTGTTACATCAGAAAACGGTGTCGAGCTAGACAGCGATTTTAAAATAACCCCAGAAAGTAAGAAAGATTATAGCATAGCTGTCGATAATATGGTTAAAGGAAAATTTACTGTAACTGCTGCTATTGTAGGAGAAGATGGTCACACAGTTAGTAGGTCTTTTAGCTTTACCGTTGAATAACAATGTCTCCTGTGTTCTATGTGATGTGTCTAATACTCATTGTAGTGGACACTGCTATACACGTTATGATCCAAATGTACTTTGAAGGGCACTCTGCCTTTAATGGTGATCAAGAATATTGACACTCATAGCATTCCTTTTTGAAAACATATTTTCATTTTGCGAAATAAAGTAACAGTATTTTGTCGTTTTTGTTACTTTTTGACATCCTGCTTTTTATATATAGTAGTGAGTAAAATACCCATTACTCATTTTTATAATCTAATTTGCTCAAAAGGCAAGGAAAAAAGAAGATGCAACTCAGAAAGACCGACATTGTTATTGAATTTACTAAAACTGCCGTACCAGTGGTATTGTCTCTGTTTATCCCAGCGGTAATATTATACGCTAATGCTATTCTCTAAAATTTTTATAGCATATCTTGTATTTTGCGTACATTTGGTTTCAAACGAAGACTATGCTCCAAGAATATCTTTGTTAAGAAATCACGAGGTAAAGATATTATAAATAGTAGTAACTTAAAAGGTAACTACTATGGTTGATGTTTTAGCAAATGTAACTGAATCAACATGGGACGCTGGTAATCCAGGTGAACTAGACTATCTTAAACCGAACGGCTTTAAGTTCTTAATTCACAATTTACCGAGCGTCTCATTTTTCTGTCAGTCAGCAAATATTCCAGATGTTTCAATGGGATCTCCCCAAGTCGCTACGCCTTTAGTCGATTACTATCAGCCAGGTGATAAACTTTCTTACGGCGAACTGACCATACGTTTTCTGATTCAAGAAAACATGAATAACTACAATGAAATATACGAATGGCTAATCGGCTTAGGGTTTCCTGAAAGCCACAAACAATATACTGACTTTTCCAATAGTCAGTCATATCGATTTCCTACCATAAACCCAACAAAACAAAAAGCGTTAGGTAACTTCAGTGACGCATCTTTGTTTATACTTGACTCAAACAATAATACGATTAAAACGATAGTATTTCAAGACGCTTTTCCTGTTGCTTTGAGTGGTCTTGAGTTTGAAGTTAGTTCTGGCAGCACAGAGTATTTCCAAGGAGTTGCGTCTTTTAGATATAGACAATACAAAATTACATCGCCATAAATATACTATACATTATGAGGATTTATCATGATTACATTGAAACAATTACAAGATGAGTGGGCAGCAGACTCTAAGATAGATGAATTAAACCTTGGGGCTGAGTCTACTAAAACTCCTATACTACATTCAAAATATTTGAGTCACTTAACTAACTTTAAACTGCATCAACAAAAAGTTGAATCGCAGAGGAAACTTATTCGACAGTATAAGTGGAAATATTTTCGTGGAGAATTATCTAAAGAAGAATTAGAAGTGTTAAAGTGGGAACAATATCTCGGACCACAGCCTTTAAAAAATGAAATGAATGATTTTATAGACAGTGATTCTGATATGATAAAACTAGATGATAAAATTCATTATATTAAAACCTGCGTATTTCAATGTGAAACTATTATGAAATCTCTTAATAGTAGAACTTGGGATATTAAGAACGCTGTGGAATGGGAAAAATTCACTAATGGCAGCTTCTAGTGATTAAAGTAACAAAAAAGAATGAAGCATATCTTAAAGTAGAAACAGATCCTAGTACTGGTCAGGAAATCTGCGACTTCTTTACCTTTGATGTTCCTGGTGCTAGATTTATGCCTAGCTATAGAGCTAGAGCTTGGGACGGTAAAGCAAGACTCTACAATATGTATAGACAAGAGCTTTATGTTGGTTTGTTACCTTATCTAAAAGAATTTTCTGAATCTCTGGAATACACTATAGAAATTGATATGGTTAATACGGGTGATCCTGTATCAACTCAATATGTTGAAAACTTCGCTAAAAATTTAAATCTGCAAAGCGCAGGAAAAAACATTGAAATAAGAGAGTATCAAACAGAGGCAGTAAAGCATACCATTAACAACGGAAGAGCTTTACTATTGTCTCCAACTGCTTCTGGAAAGTCTTTAATAATTTATAATCTGATTCGTTATCACCAAAGATTTGATAGAAAGCAACTAATTGTTGTTCCGACTACTTCATTAGTAGAACAAATGTATGGAGACTTTCAAGATTATTCTTCTGCTGATGACTGGAGTGCCTCTAATCATTGTCATAGAATATACAGCGGCAAAGAAAAAAATACAGATTATCCTATCACTATATCTACATGGCAATCAATATATAAATTCCCAAAGAAATGGTTTGAAGAGTTTGATGTTGTCTATGGTGATGAAGCGCATAACTTTAAAGCTAAATCTTTAACTACTATATTAGATAAGTGTGTCAACGCACCATATAGAATAGGCACTACAGGTACCTTAGATGGAGCAAAGACACATAAGCTAGTATTAGAAGGTATATTTGGAACAGTAAAGAAAGTTATCACTACTAAAAAATTGATGGAAAATGATGCAATAGCTAATCTTGATATAACTTGTCTTGTATTAGAATATTCAGATAAAGAGCGAAAAGAAGTTAAAGGAATGACATACCAAGAAGAAATGGATTGGTTAATAAGTCATCCTGTTAGAAATACATTTCTTAAAAATCTTTGCACTACACAAACAGGCAATACCCTTGTTCTATTTCAATTTGTCGAGAAGCACGGTAAAGTGCTTTATGACCTTATAAATAATAAGGTAGGAGATGCTAGAGATGTCTTTTTTGTTTACGGTGGCACCGACACTGAGCAGCGAGAAGAAATACGGGCTTTAACAGAAACAAAAGATGATGCTATTATTGTTGCATCATACGGAACTTTCTCTACAGGGATCAATATTAGAAATTTACACAATATAGTATTTGCAAGTCCTAGTAAATCTAGAATAAGAAATCTTCAATCTATTGGTAGAGGACTTAGAAAGGGTGATAACAAAACTAGTTGCAATCTTTTTGATATAGGAGACGATATATCTTGGAAATCAAAAAAGAACTACACACTAGGTCATATGGTAGAGAGAGTAAAAATATATAATGAAGAAGGTTTTAAATACAAACTCGTCAAGGTACCAATAAATGCAAAATAATTACAGGATTGTAAATTTAATTAATGGACTTAATATAGTTGGAGATGTATATTTTGATGAAAAAGATGTAATCATATCTTACCCTTTAGAAGTTGCTGCTAAACCTATATCAGATGATAGTGGTAATATTATAGGAGAAAATATGGTTCTGCGACCATATCTTGTAATGACTGATGATTGTGATGTAATTATACAAGAAATTTCTATAGTATCTACCTGCTCATTGAGTGAAAGGCTTTGGGAATCCTATGAGCAAATGGTTGAAACCGTTTACAAAAGAACAGTTTCTTTTGAAGGTAATTTTTACAAAGAAAAAGAAGAAGAACTTCCTGAAGACATACAGAAAATGGACGAAGAAGAATTAGATTATCTAGACGAACAGCTAGATAAATTAATTAATGGGAAGGGAAAGATTTATCATTAGAACTTCCCTTTCTTCCTAACAATACAAGTATAACAACCTGGCAAATCTTTGTCAAGCATTTTATTCACTTGACAGGGAAAAAAATTTATAGTATTATTACATTATGATTTTATTTTGGAGTAGTGAATGAACAAAGAGAAAAATGCCCATTATGTTGATAATAGCAAATTTTATCAAGAAATAAGTAAGTGGAAAAAAGAATGGGATGAAGCAATAGCTAACGATGAGCCTACACCACAGTGTACAAATTATCTTGGCGAATGTTTTGTTAAAATATCAAATCACTTGGCATACAAATCCAATTTCGTAAATTATACTTTTCGAGATGAAATGATACTAGACGGCATTGAAAACTGCCTGCGCTATGCTGATAGATTTAATCCAGAAAAATCTAAAAACCCTTTCGCATATTTTACACAGATTACATACTATTCTTTTATTCGCCGTATCAAGAAAGAAGCTAGGCAAACTGAAACGGCTATGAATTATTTACAGAGTATTGATTTGCAGCAGCTATTGGATGAAGTTGAAGGAGACTCCGGTAGTTATGAATATTTAAAATGGGTTCAGACTCAAGTTGATCTTAATGCTAAGGATAAGCAGAATTTAAAAACTGTTTCGGACAATAAGGCAACTAAAAGAAGACCGAAATATTTTGACAAAGAAGAAGAACTTGACATTTGACCTAAATAGTAATATAATGCTTCTAACACTGATAGAAATAGGTTTATATTATGAAGATTCGCTATTCCGAAATGTTTTACAGCTTCCAAGGCGAAGCTGAACTTGCCGGAACACCTACAGTATGGCTTCGCTTTTTCGGATGCAACTTAGAATGTAATGGTTTCGGTCAGCAAGATCCCGCTGACGAATCTTCTTACGAACTTCCATATAAAGACTTTGATCCTGATAGCGTAATTGCAGTTGAAGAATTGCCAGTTTGGGAATACGGCTGTGACTCTTCATACTCATGGTCTAAGCGTTTCAAACATTTGGCACAAGACACTACACCAGAAGGCGCTGCTGATAAGTTTGAAAATTTATTGCCCCACAGTAAATTCACACACCCAGAAACAGGTCAAGAAAACATGCTTGCTTTTACTGGGGGTGAACCTATGTTACAACAACTCAGAATGCAAGCAATCTTAAAAGAGTTGATTGACCGAGGTAACTTTCCTAAAATAATAACTGTAGAAACTAATGGAACCAAGTCTTTAAAAGAAGACCTAAAAAACTTTATCAATGATACATTGGTAGATTTGGGTATAAGATGGCACTGGGCTATAAGTCCTAAAATTTTATATACTTCAGGCGAGAAAGACGCAGTACATGTAGAAACTTTTATGAGCTATCTAGAAAGTGTATGTAGTACTGGTTGTTTAAAATTTGTATGTAATGGATCAGAACAGTCTTGGCTAGAAATAGAAAATCATGTGAAAGAAGTAAAATCGTATTGTGATCAAGCTGAAATAAACTGCCCTGACATTTGGATTATGCCTGTCGGTGCTACAAAAGAAGCACAAGAAAGTATTGCTTTCATAGCCAATGAGGCGATGGAAAGAGGATATAAAGTAGCTACTAGAAATCATTCGTATGTATATGGAAATGCTATTGGGACTTAATTATGAAATATGAAGACGGTAAACTTTTTGTTAAATGGCAGGATATAGATTATTTCTGTTTAGAAATAGCACATGCCGCAAGAGAAAAAAACATTGAAGAAGTAGTAGGAATATCAAGAGGCGGATTGATACCTGGGGTTATAATTTCACATTTACTTGAAGTTCCTTTTTCTTCTTTCGTTTGGGAAACTAGAGACGGAGAACGAAAAGATGTATCCAAGGTCTTTCATTATAATGATCCTGCATATCTTATAGTTGATGATATGGTAGACAGCGGCAAAACTATCCTGGATATCATGTCTTTAGCCCCTGAAGCATCAACGGCAGTTTTATTTAATAAAAGAGAAGACATAGTTCTTGACATAGTAGGGCAAAATTTGTATAATGTTAGTGAATGGTGTGTTTTTCCGTGGGAGAAAGAATGAGAACTTCAGAAATTAGACAAGTGCCTTATATAGCATCAGGATCTTCTGGTCCTGATACAATGTTTGTAGTAGATTTTTATGAAGACGAAGAAAGAATAGAAACTAGAGAATTTCCAAACAAAAGTATTCACTATGCTGAATCAGCAGCTAGAAATTGGGATGCAGGGATTATAGAAAATGATAAGTGATATAATTAAAGAAAGAATCGTCAATGCAAATAAGAGGTATTACGCTGCGGATAATATTTCTGAGTTCATCATGGACGATGAAAAAGAGCAGTTAATTGACGAAGTGGCTCAAAAATTTGAGACAGTCATTGACAGTTTAGTGATTGATAGAGAGAATGACCCTAACAGTCAAGACACTGGTCGCCGCATGGCAAAAATGTATGTCAATGAAATTATGTCTGGTCGTTATGATGAAATGCCTAATCCTAACTCTTTTCCTAACTACATAGACAATGGCTATGAAGGCATGCTGGTAGTCAGAAGTGAATTGAAAAGCGTTTGTTCACACCATCATCAGCCTGTTACAGGAACAGCATATATTGGTATTATTGCAGGTGATAAATTACTGGGTCTTAGTAAATACACAAGAATTGCTCAGTGGTGTGCAATGCGTGGAACACTGCAAGAAGAATTGAATGTTATCATTGCAGATGAAATACAAACGCATACCGGAGCAGAGCATGTAGGTGTTTATATTCAGGCAACTCATGGTTGCTGCGAAAACCGTGGTATCAAAGCTCATAGTTCTTTGACACAAACAACTGTACTTCGAGGAAGTTTCTTTACTGATCCTTCTACAAAGAAAGAATTCTTTGATAATATTAAACTACAACAGGATCACGCTTGTTAATGAGAATAAAGCCAACAGACAGACAGGTTGTAGTAGACCTAGAAACACTCAGCACACGACCAAACTCCTGCATCGTTTCTATAGGTGCAGTTGCATTTAACTTGCAAGAAGGGATACTTGATGAATTTTTCATTAATGTAGATGCGAGTGATTGCCGCAGTCATGGTTTGCATATAGACCGAAATACAATTGAATGGTGGAAGAAGCAATCTAAAGAAGCACAAGAATCTTGGCAGAAAGACCCTCAACCCCTTGACTATGCACTAGAGAAGTTTGCTGACTTTTATAAAACAGGCAATCCTATATGGGGCAACGGTTCTAGTTTTGATATTACAATTCTAGAATCTGCCTACTATGCTATAGGTTGGGATAAGGATAAAGATTATGGTAAACATCTTCCCTGGAAGTTTTGGGACATCTATGACATGCGTACATTGACTAGTATACTCGGAAGAAAAATTGAAAAAACAGGTGTTAATCATAATGCACTTGATGATGCCATGGCAGAGGCGAAACTATTGATTGAGATGCTAAAATCATGAAGTTAGAATATGTGGCATCAGGCACATCATTTATGCAGCTTGCAAGATTGAAGGAGCATTCAGACGCCGCTGTCGTAGTTAATGATATGTTTACTGACATATTTGGCAATCAATCTGGACACACCTTTTCTATTCTATATAATGCCTGGGCAGAAAGTTCTTACGGTGAAAAGTTGAGCGTGTTAAAGCCGTCTATTCATAACTTACATGCAGACTCAGGTGGGTTACAGATGGTCACACTCGCCCACAAGATGACTAAAGGCACTAACATGAACGACCTCAGAGAAGAGGTTTATCAGAATCAGTCTCAGTGGGCTGACATAGGCATGAGTTTTGATGAAATACCTGTAATCACTACTGGTGCATCAGACAGGAATGATACTAGCAATCGATACTTTGACAGAGAGAATCGTCAAAAGTATGCACAACAAACTGCTGACAATGTTGCCCGTCAAATTGAAGTCTTCAAAGAGAATAACAGTTCGTGTAAACCCTTTATGATTTGTCAAGGAGGCGACTTAGAAACATATCTTGAGTGGACAGATACGATATTAAACACTGTACCGAAAGAAGATCATCACCGTATAGGCGGAGTAGCAATGGGCGGCGCTGCGTTGGGCACTGGTCCTTTAGAAGATATTCAGAAAGCCTTTTTTGCTAGTCAGGTTCCTGTTAGAGATGAAAATGGAAAACTGCATCTTCATGTTTTAGGTGTAGGCTCTATTAATAGAATGATACCTTATCTTATATTTTTGAACACTGGATTATACGGTGATGTTCATATTTCATACGACTCTACTACACACTCTAGGGGAGTAGAGACAGGTATGTATTACATTAGAGGGTCGATTAAAAACGGAGATTATATTCCTGGCTCTGGAAGAACAATGAATTTCACTAGGGCAAGAAGTGCAGACTCTGTAGTGGTAGGAGAACCCAGAGAGTCACATCCAGATATACAATACGACATTCTAATGAATGATATAAACCGTGTTTACAATCTTGGTATGACAAAAGAAAAATTCCATGAATGTTTGAATGTTCCTTCAGTTCCTTATAAGGAAAAATACGGAGAACTAAGCACTTGGTATACTGCAAGAACTTCACTGTGTTGTGTGTCTATAAAAAACTTCATGGATGAACTTGAAGAACTTATAAACAATAAAAATAAGCTATGGGAACTAGCTGATAAAAGATACCCTGGAATATCAGGACAACAACTTTTTGATATTAAAGATATAGATTCTTTCAATGCTTGGATGGGACGCTGGGGCAGCATCTTTAAAGAAAAAAAGAAATCAAAAAGTATCTCACATGTTAAGCCCTCAGAGAAAGTAACACTAGAAGATTTATTTTGTTAAAGAAGGAATTATATTATGGATCCAAACAAAGTTAGAAACGCAATTGTAGAAATTTCAAACTCCATGACCCGAATGGATGCTGAAAGAGACTTGGTTAAAGAGATTGTGAATAAAGTTCATGAAGAAGAACTCTTGGATAAAAGAGTAATCCGGAAAATGGCTCGGGTATATCACAAGCAGAACTTTGCCGAAGAGACAACCATCAACGAAGAATTTGAAACAACATTTAAAAATATTATGTCTTGACACAATCGAATTTTAGTGTTATCATGTAATGGTAAACTTGAGGAATTTGATATGAATATATTTGCTTTAGACCAAGACCCTGTTGTGTCAGCACAAATGCATTGCGATAAGCATGTGGTAAAAATGATAATTGAATATGCCCAGCTTATGTCTACTGCACACCGTGTACTTGACGGCACAATGTATCACGATAAAACTGCCAATAATCGTAGTATAAAAAGATGGCGTTTGACTGATACCGTTCTGGAAAACAATGTCTACAAGGCCTCACACATAAATCACCCTTCAGGCATTTGGACGAGGGCAACTAAAGCAAATTATGAATACATGTTCAGGTTATGGTCTGCTCTGTGTCAAGAGTACACTCACCGATATGGTAGAATTCACTTGACACAAAGTAAACTTGAGCATATAATATGTAATGCTCCTTCAAACATACCTGAAGGTGATCTAACAGAAATTCCGCAAGCAATGCCTAACGATGCAAAGTTACCTAATGTGATTGAAGCATATCGTAACTATTACCGTATTTACAAACGAGGCTTTGCTAAGTGGACCAAACGCCAAGTACCGGAGTGGTTTAATGCCAGTAACATCTAGGAAAATAAAAGTATCTTTTCAGAAAGAAGGTGTACACAAGTATCCTAACGCACCTAAAGGTGTAGAGTTTCTTAAATATCCTCATCGTCACATATTTCATT